AAAGAGGGAGATGTGAAAAGCCTGTCATTCATTCCGTTAACAACAATGTCAACGAATTTAGGAATAATAGGAATTGGAGTCCAGTCAAGATTTAACATTGACATATCTCCATTTGTAGACAACTCGTCTTTATATTTTTGTACAGGTTGTTCACCTCTTGCATATAATCTTAAACGATGGAATTCACCCCACTGATCATAGAACCGACATGTGTTCGCTTTACGTTTAAACCACTCACCCTCAACTGATTTTGCTACTTTCAAACCATACTCAACGGTAGACTTTTCTTCATCACTAGCCATTTGGTTTGGAAAGGGTGATTGATAAATTACAACTGATAATTTCTCCATTATTTTAATATTTCGCTTCTAATTCCACGATTGTCGTATTTTACAAATTTAATACTTATTTTCGATTCTTTTTTCTCTACATCAAACAAATGCTTACGTGTAGCCATAATAGCTAGACCTGAACTAATAGAAGCATCATGTTTTGTTCTATTGTTAGGATCAAATTTAGCCCAATCCTCTAATGTTTTTATAAAATACATAGACCCCATACAGTCTGATTCTCTATATGTCCCCTCAGTATCAAGACCTACATACTCTTCAATATACGTCTCAATAGCTGATGCGTGTGCTTGTCTAACATCTTCAGATGAGTTAGGTATCCCACCTATCTCTATCTCAGTCTTAGAGAGCTTAGTTTTGTGCTTGTCAGGCCTATTCATTGAGTAAGCTCTATACCCCCTATTTTTAAAGTGATATAATAACCTAGCCTTATTGTTCTCTGCTAATAGTGGCATACCATAAAATATGCAAGCCATTAGCACATCTTCAAAGAATATCTCTGCTGTTTGTGGCCTTGCGATATACTCTAAGAAGAACTCATTAGTAGGTGCTTCTTCCATATGGTACTTAGTCATACCATGCAACGCACCATTAGATCCTCCACCACCAACTACACCTGATATGTCATAAGGGTCACAGCCAAATGCACCCAAGTGCTCATTGCCAGGATACTTCTTGCCACCCCTAGTAATTATATTATTACGTAGCCTGCTGTTAGGAATCCAAGATACTAAGAACCTACCATTCTTATCAGGAGTCCAAATAACCTCACTATCCTTTACTCCATTCTTCCAATGGAAATATCCTTTTGTCAGTACCTGATCTTTAATTAATGAATCATTGTAGTCAATCTGTTGGTATATCTTTGTTAAGTTAAAGACAGACTGCTTTGACTCATCTCTAAATGCATGCGACTCGCTTCTAGGAAACTGTCGGTAAAATTCATTCAATGCATCAGAGTCAGTCTTCAGTGCCGCTACTTCATTATTCCACCAAGTAATAACACCTTGCGTTATCATCTCACCATCAATACCCTTTACAGGCTTCTGTGGATCTTCAAATACAGGCCAACCAAACTCATCAATATACCCCTCAATATTCCACTCCATAGGTATAAATAAAGAATAAAGCCCACTCTTAGTTTGCCCATTTGCTGACCTTGTTCTTGGATTGCTGTCACCGTACAACTTCTTAAAGTTCTCACCTCCCTTATTCAATGCATTTGATGTAGAACCCATCATACACTTACCAACAATCTTACTACCTAACCTCAAACAAGTCTTTGTTACTCGCCAGTTATTTAATATGTTTTCAGGCTTCTCCCATTTACCACTTTCATCATGTACAAGTAATAGAAGTTTCTCACCATCATAGCTGTTGTCAGCTGTATTCTTCCAGTCAATTGTTGTGTCAAGTCCATCAATCTCTTCTTGATTTTCTTGATCCATATTCTTTCGGGTAATCTTACTTGCTGGCACACGAAACGCTAACTCAGTCTTTGGATTATCCATACCATCCTGGATAGGCTTAAAGAAGAACGGATAGTTCCTTACAATTGGTACAACCTTGTCAGTAAACATCTTCTTAGCATCACTACCAGTCTTTGACAATATACCAATCCTAGAGTCTCTTACAATTGTACCTGTATTACATATCTCTGAGCTAGACATAAACGAGAAACCAGAACGTCTGTTCTTTAAGTAATCCATACCAAAAGACCTATTGTCAGCCTTGCATGCCTCCCAGTAGATATAGAATATCCTATTTGACTCCCTAAAGTCAGGTAGACCTATGTCAATCTTTGTCCATTGTAAGTACATGTAATGCGTGCCTGTCATATAGGTTGGCTTACCGTTATTTATAAACCAATGCCCATTGTCACGCCTGTCAAACTCTCCTTCAATCAAGTCAACGTACTTCGACTTAAAAGCGTTATCTCTTCTATTCCAATCAAATATTGTCTTGATTTTCTGTAGCTCAGATGGGTACTCTTGTGCTACCCATTTGTTGCCGTAATCGGTAACTTTTTCAGGTGTCGAAGGAAGTGCAATCTTAATGCTATTAATCTCGTATACATGACCAATAGTTCCATCTTTTGATATAACGACAACATCATAATCTTTATTGTAGCCATAATCCCAAGACTTATGCCTATTCTTAGTTATCAATACATTCTTAGGAATGTAATCATCAAGTATAATGTAAAGATTATTTTCCATTTATACGCCTTATTGTCAAAAGTATTTACTTTTTCTTTGCTCTGCCTTCTGCGAATCCGCCATTACCTACGTTTATCGTAGGTGAATCGCTACTTTTATTCTCCTCCTCCTCAATCTTAGCTAACATATTCAAGGCATCCTCAAATGCCAACCTTTTAGCCGATGCAGCGTTCTTTAACTTATCTGCTGATATGTCATCTTCAGATCGAGTAATAATAGGTTCTTTCAGTACCTTTACCAACTCATCAATAGCAATCTTAGCTGCTTCTAATATCTCTACTTTTTTAGACATATGTTCCGATTATACATTCTATAAAGAACTTCATTGTTTATTCTAAATTCATACTCACTATCTGGAGTAAACGACACAATGTCACCAACCTCTACTTCTTTTAAGTCATCACTCTTAAATACAATCTCTCCCCACAGCTCTTCAAATGTACCTAGTGAATTAAACATCTTATCTTCAGATGACACAGGCCGAATGAAAACAAATGGAGATAGTGCATTCCAAATATTCTTATCCTTGGAATACAAATACACTTGCTCAGGCTCAACTACAAATAGGTCATCCTTTAAATGATGCCAACTACTTTTCTGTCTGCCCTTCATGTCATAGTAGAACTTAAAAACATTATGGTGTACAACCACTATGTCACCAGTAGTTATCGGCCCATTATAATAAATTGGTACAGATATTACTTCAGCAAATCTATTTGAAACTGTGTGATCTTCTTGCGAGGTACTTACAATGAACTCCTTGTCTCCGTAAGTTCTTATGTTGTCATACCTCCTACCATCAACAGCCTTGATGATAAAACAGTATGGTGATTTCATTAGAAATTTATATTATATTCAATTGATACAGGAACAGTTTCTGAAAACTCCTTCCATAAAACTATCTCACCTTCCTTAATAATATAAAGTTTTATCCCATCCTCATTTCTTATTATCTGATAGATAGAATAACTCTTGTCAAGAACTTCCTGTCCAACAGTATAGTTCATTGACTTCATGTAGTCAGGGCCAATAGATATCTTTCTAATTATATTCACCAGTCTGTAGGTTAATAGATACCTCACCATACTTAGCAACTATCTCTTCTTGATACTTTGCTAAGTCATGTGCTGCAATCTCTAAGTTTGTCAGAGTAGTTTGTTTCTTGCTTTTTAATCTTTCGAATGAAAGCTCTATGTCAGCAACTTCGAATTTTAAATCTCTAAAGTTGCGGTTAAGCTCTGTCAATTTAGACAGCTCTTCTTGTTCTAATTTTTTCATTTAATTAAATTTTATAATGCAAATATAGCAATTATATACTAAATTTTCTTACTGCTCGGACATATAATGCGGAGTTTTTACCACCAGCATCAGCATATCCATCAACGAAGAGGAAGTAAACTGCGGAGCTAGAGCCGTCCTCCGTACTACTCCAACAACCGTTATAGTCAATTTGAGTAGCACCTGATATAGAACCAAAACTAGAATTACCTGATAAAGTTCTATTTACATTAAATCTATTATTAAAAAGTAAATTTAATTCATCAATAGCTGGTAAATACCAATCAGTTTGACTATTATTAGTTGAATCTAAACACAATTTAGCAGCTCCACTTGTGAAACCTGACTGACCTACTATTGCATTACTATTTGACAAACCATTCCATGTGCTTTGAGCCGTTGAGCCAA